ATGCAAGTTTATCTTGATGGCGATGATGATCTAAACAAACTCAAACGCAAGAAAGCATATCACGAAGAGTCTGCAAACTTTTGCACCAATGTCATGAAAGAACTTAACAATCGCACATGGCAATTGAAAGAGTACATGGGTTGGGAGAAGTTTATCCAAGGTGCTCGATGATTGAACACGTCGTTGTTGAGAAAGTTAGTAACATCTACGTTCAGGTGCATGCTGATGATGGCATCATTCGTGAGATGTCTGAATTTTTTACGTTCTCAACTCCAGGCTATCAATTCTCACCAGCCTTTCGAAACAAATATTGGGACGGCAAGATTCGTCTGTTAAATACGAACACCAAACAGATCTATGTTGGTCTTGTTCCGTATATCAAAAAGTTTTGCAAGGATAGCAATTATGGATTTGAATACCTCGATGAAGAAAAAGAAGTTCACCCGATTGACACGAAAAATCTCGCAACTGCTTTATCACTTCCGATGGAGCCGAGAGATTATCAGTATCTCGCTTCTAGCGTCGGACTTACGAAGAAGAGAACTGTACTCATTTCACCAACAGCGTCAGGAAAATCGTTAATCATCTATATGATGATTCGCCACTTGCTTAACACAGGCAAGAAGCGCGGATTGTTGATTGTCCCTACAATCAATCTCGTCACTCAAATGCACTCTGACTTCAAAAACTATTCCAGTTTAAATGGTTGGGATGTAGACAAGTATTGCCAAAAGATTTATGGTGGTGAAAGTAAGATTCCAGATACTGATCTGATCATCTCTACATGGCAAAGTATCTACGACATGCCGAAGAAATACTTTGCGCAGTTTGATTTTATCATCGGCGACGAAGCACATACGTTCAAAGCAAAGTCATTGACTTCTATCATGACAAAGTTAATTAACTGTGATGTGCGTATTGGCACGACAGGAACACTTGATGACAGTAAAGTAAACAAACTTGTTCTTGAAGGATTGTTTGGTCCGACGTTTAAAGTTATCTCAACAAAAGAACTCATTGAACGCAAACAATTAGCCAATTTCAGCATCAAGTGTATTGTATTAAAATATCCTGAGATAGTTTGTAAGACTGTCAAAGGATTTACATATCCTGATGAGATGAACTTTCTGACACAACATGAAGGTCGGAATAAGTTTATCACTGAACTTGCTTTAAATCTCAATGGCAATACACTTGTTTTATTTACTTATGTAGAGAAACACGGTAAACTATTATATGAATGGATACAAGAGAAGGCTGGCAATCGCAAAGTCTTTTTTATTCATGGTGGGGTTGAGGCTGAAGATCGCGAAGCAGTGAGACATATCACTGAACAAGAAAATGATGCGATCATTGTAGCGAGTTATGGAACGTTCTCTACTGGAGTCAATATCCGTAACCTACATAATATTATATTCTCTTCACCAACAAAGAGTAAAATTCGCGCTCTTCAATCCATTGGTCGTGTGCTGCGTTTGGGTGATAACAAAGACGCCGCTACACTTTACGATGTTGCTGATGATTTGCGTTATGGTCCTTATACGAACTTCACATTGAAGCACTATGAGGAACGAGTGAAGATCTACAGCGAAGAAAAATTTCCTTTCACAACCAATAACGTAAGGATAAGTTAATGACAGAAGAAGTTGTAGAATATAAGCCAAAAGGCGAACTCAAATTTGTTCGCCTAAGAACACTTCCAGATGATATCATTGGATATGTGACCTATAAAGAAGGTTACATCGTCGTAGAATTGCCATTGCGTATTGAGATTGAAACTCTTTTTGATGAAGGTCGTCAGATTTTAGCGATGCAGGAATATCTCCCTCAATCTGTTATTTCTATCAAGGAAGTTGATATTGATAATGCAGATGTATTGTTTGCAACTCCAGTTAATGCTGAATTTGTTGAGCAGTATGAATATGTTGCTGACTTTTTTTATAACAACGAACATAATCTAAAGAATCCACAAAAGAAAAAGGCTCGTGCAAAGAAAGTAGAAGATCTACAAGAAAATGTCGTGTCAATACTCGAAGCATTACAATCTAAAAAGGACAAACCAGTACACTAATTATGGCAAAGAATCACTATATCAATAACAAGGATTTCCTCAAGGAAATGACTGCATATCGCACAGCAATTCGCAAGGCAAAGAGACTTGGTCAACCAAAGCCTCAGATCCCTCGCTATGTTGCTGAATGCTTCATGAAGATCGCTGAGAATCTTTCACACAAACCAAACTTCTTGTCATATACTTTCCGCGACGAAATGGTTGCAGATGCAATTGAAAACTGCGTGATGTATGTTGACAATTTTGATCCTGCGAAATCAAGCAATCCATTTGCCTATTTCACTCAAATAGTATATTATGCATTCTTACGCCGCATTCAGAAAGAAAAGAAGCAACTCTATGTCAAGTACAAATCAACTGAGACTGCTGGAATACTCGACGAGTTTGAACTCAATGAGAATGAAGATGGAACTTTTAGACAGTTTGAATTGTATGAAAACATCTCAGAGTTTATTGTAAATTATGAGAATGCTCGTAAAGAAAAGAAAGCCAAGAAAGCAGCAGGATTAGAAAAGTTTGTTGATGAGGAAGTTGTGAAGTGAAAATTGCAATACTTGGAGATACTCATTTTGGCATGAGAGGTGATAGCATTGCCTTTCACAATCATTACAGAGACTTCTATCTAAATACGTTCTTTCCTTATTTGGTGCAAAATGGAATTACCACCATCTTTCAGTTGGGTGACTTATTTGATCGTCGGAAGTATATCTCTTTTCAGTCTCTTGCTCTTTGCCGTCGTTACTTTTTTGATCAGTTAGTCAAACACGATATCCAATGCCGTGTGTTACTTGGCAATCATGATATTTTCTTCAAGAACACTCTTGAAGTAAACTCGCCAGACTTGCTCTTGCGGGATTATGAAGATCATGTGATTCTTTATGACAAACCATCGATGTGGATGGGAGTTGATATTATTCCGTGGATTTGCAAAGACAACGAATTCGAGATCATGGACTTCATCAAGCGCAGCAGCAATCAAATATGCTTCGGTCACTTTGAACTTGCTGGCTTTGAGATGGATCGCGGCAACATCTGCCATGAAGGCATGGATCCAAGTATTCTAAACAAGTACGATCTCACTCTTTCTGGTCATTTTCATCACAAGAGCAACAGCGGCAGTATTGTATATGTCGGCACTCCTGGAGAAATGACTTGGGCTGATTATAACGATGAACGTGGGTTTCATGTTCTTGATACAGAGACTCGAGAACTGACGTTTATTCCCAATCCAGAAAAGATGTTTTACAAGATCAAATATAACGATGATGAGTTGTATTATAACGATATTGTAAATGCTGATTATTCTTACTTGAATGGAAAGTTTCTCAAGATTGTTGTCGAGAAGCGTAATAACTCATTCTTATTTGACACATTGATTGATACAATTACAAAAGCGTCTCCACTCGAGGTTGCGGTTGTTGAAGACTTTTCTGAGATCACTGACAACGTCGAAGTCGATATTGATCAAGCAGAAGATACAATTACAATCTTAAATAAGTATGTTGATGGCTTGACATTGCCAGTAGAATCAGATAAAATAAAGAATGTTCTGCGCGATGTGTACAATCAAGCATTGTCCATGGAGACTGTGTGATATTCTTTTCTAAAGTTCGATACAAGAACTTCCTTTCAACTGGAAATATCTTTACTGAGATCGATCTTGGTGCGCATCCAACAACGCTCATTGTTGGTGAGAATGGTGCAGGTAAATCCACGTTTCTTGATGCAATTACGTTTGCATTGTTCGGCAAACCATTTCGTAATATCAATAAGCCACAACTCGTCAACTCAATCAACGAAAAAGATTGCGTTGTAGAAATCGAATTTAAGATTGGCAAGATCAATTACAAAGTTGTTCGTGGTATTAAGCCAAACACTTTTGAGATTTATGTTGATGGTAGTTTATTGAATCAAGACGCCAAAGCCAAAGATTATCAGGACTATCTTGAGAAAGTTATTCTCAAGATGAACTACAAATCATTTACGCAGATTGTAATCCTGGGATCAACAAACTTCACCCCGTTCATGCAGTTGTCAGCAGCGGACCGTAGAACAGTGATTGAAGATCTGCTTGATATTCAAATCTTTTCTTCAATGAATGTAATCGTGAAGAATAAACTACATACTCTGAAAGACGAAGCAGCACAACTTAAAATACAAATTGATAATACCAAAGATAAAATCGAATTGCATAAGAAACATCTTGACGAACTCAAGAAAAATACGAAAGAAATTATAGACGCAAAGAAACAAGAAGTTGTAGAGAATAAAGCATCACTCTCTTCACTTGAAACAGAAGCAACAACTAAAGAAGTAGAAATTGATACAATAGTAAACGAAACTGCAGACGAAGATAATACAACTAGAAAATTCAACAAACTAAATCAACTTGAAGCCAAGATCGAAGGGAATATCCAGAAACTCGAGAAAGACATCGAGTTCTATTCTGTAAATTCGACTTGTCCAACCTGCGATCAGGCTATCAATAACAAAGACGAAAAAGTACACACTTGTAATAGTAAAATCACAGAACTAACCGAAGGTCTAACAAAACTAAAGGAAGAGAGTGATGCCGTTCTACAGCGAATCAATACCATCAAAGCAGTTCAAAAACAACTCAAGTCTCTTGAGCAAGATCTTGTGCGTATTAATACTTCTCGCAGCCAGATTCGAAAGTACATCGCGAAACTTGAAACAGAGATTGCAGAAATAGAAAGCAAACCAGCCATGAGCGATGAGTTCAAGGCACAAAGCAAAACATTACTCAACGCACTACAAGCATTTAACGATAAAAGAAAAGAAGTATCTGAACAAACACAAAACTACGATATTGTCGCGCAGTTGCTTAAAGATGGCGGGATTAAGTCGAAAATCATTAAGCAGTACGTTCCAGTCATAAACAAACTGGTTA